TGCTTCTGCATGAGCTTCTGCACTTGCACCCAAATCTTCATCTCCGACACTCACTTCTTCGGATACTTCTACGCTTTCTTCGGCCATTGTATTCCTTTTTTAACTATGTTGTTTGTTTACTTCTATAATCGTCAATTGCTCGTTTAATAGCATCTTCCGCCAATACAGAGCAATGAATTTTGACAGGGGGAAGAGAAAGTTCTTCCACGATGTCCGTATTTTGAATTGTATGTGCCTCATCCAAAGATTTACCCTTAACCCATTCAGTCGCCAAACTAGAAGATGCAATTGCAGACCCACAACCAAAAGTTTTGAATTTGGCATCGATAATTTTTTCATTTTTATCTACCTCTATTTGAAGTTTCATTACATCACCACATTCTGGAGCACCCACAAGGCCAGTACCGACAGACTTGCTCCCACTATCCAAACTACCAACATTGTGCGGCTTTTCATAATGTTCCATTACTTTTTCTGAATATGACATTAATCCTCATCCCAAGGCAATAGATCATGAACACCCTGTTCTGCTAAAAACACTCTATTTTTCCAATGTTCATCTTTAACATCATCTTTGTTTTGACCAGTATAACCAACAGCATGTCCATTTTCACATAACCACTTGTTTACGTTAGTCCATCCGTTAAAATCATGTCCATCTTCTGTGCAGTTAATCCAGATCTCTCCCAAGATCCTTCCGAACTTTCCTCGACTATCTGATTCTGGACATCGAACTTGTATTTCAATATCATCTCTATCATCTATAGTTGCCCAATGTACCCACGACTTGAGTGCAGCTTTAGATAGTTTACCATAAATCTTTTCATTCTTGTGTCTTGTTCTTGATTCTGGTGTGTCAATTCCAAGTAAACGAACTCTTCCACAAAATCTTACATCGAATCCCAAATCAATTACTGCATCAAGTGTGTCTCCATCAACAATCTTTTCTATTGCAGTTACGTTGTAAATAAATTCGCAGGGTTCGTCATTTTTATATTCCGCCACTTCATCCTTTCTATATCGCTGCGACTAAATTCTCATCATCGCAACCACATGGGTTATCAGTTGTACATTCACAAGGATCACAAGTACAATCTTCGCATTTACATTCTTCGTTATTACACATTTTATTCCTCCCTTTTAAGAAATTCCAAGAAATCGTTTATAATGTTTTTCAGAAGGAAACCCTTTCGACTTCCACGCAGAAGTATCAACCACTTCGGTTTCTTCTTGTTTAATTACTTCAACTACTTCCTCAGTTGTTTTCTTATTAGGAACTGACTTCTTTTTAGTAGTTGTCTTTTTAGTTTTCGTTTGTTTATGATTCACCTTTTACCCCCTTTTTATCTTGTTTACCGGCCATGGCACGCCTTCGTTCCACATCCTTTTTACGTGTTGTAATAAGAAGTTTTTTTGCAAAACGAGTAATTATTTTTGATTTCTTTTTAACTATGTCAGAAATTTTAACACGATCTGACATACTAAGTTCTGATTTTTTCTTTGACCTAAGTTTAGGAAAGAATTTTTTAGTAACCATCTTAATTGCGGCTTTACGAGCACGCACCTCTAATGTACGTTTGGTTGCAGCTCGTTTCATTGCACGTAATCTTTTCTTAATAAATCCAGGCTTTTTCGCTTGAATTCTCATTCGGATAGCCATTTTTCTTCGTTGTGCAGGAGAAAGTCCTTTACTTGCTTCTGCCCAATATTTTATTTTTTCTAGATCACCTTCTTCAACGGCTCCTTTGAATAAGATATATTCACACATTTGATCTTCTCTAAAAATAGGTATAACACTATCTTTACATAACATTTCTATTTCTTCTATTAAAGAGTATATTTCCTCCATATCTTCTATAGTATAATTTTCCATACCTTCCTTTATATTAACTTTCATTCCTTTTGCGACTGCATTATAAAGATTGTGACAATCCTTTTCTGATACTCCGGCAGGAACACCCATTTTAAACAAATCAAAATTTCCTTCTTGAACTGCGGTTCGCATTTTAGATGCAGACATACCTTCTGCACCTTCTACATCTGGATCTCGTTCGCCGGCAGAAACAACATCAATATTCTCAAATTTGTAATATCCATGTTTTGATTTTACATCATTATATTTGTTCAAAAGAGTATCGAAATTTCTTACACGATCACTACCCACAACCATAATAACTTTTGAATATTTTTGTTGTTCGTATAATTCTACTAATGCTTCTATTGCGGTTCGTGCTGATGTGGTGGGAAATGCTCTACGTTGTTTTGGAAATATCAGTTTCATAAACATCAATTTCTGAGATGCAGAAAGAGGATTCTTTTTATCATCCTGCGATTGACTCAAAAAGATAAACTGATCTGCACGATTTTTTGTGGCGGTACTCTCTATTACTTTAAGTAACTTTTCATGACCGATTGTTGGGGGATTAAATCGACCAAAGGTGAATACCGCCGTACTTCCTTTTACTTCTTTTATTAATTGTTCAAACGTTTTATTTTTATTTTTTGAACTTCTGGGCATAAGAATATTATTCATTTGTTTTTTGCCGTTTTGGGTCTTTTCTAATTTTTTTGCATCCTTCTCTACCTTCTCCCATTCATCCCACGAATCAAATTTTTTCCCATGTCTACCTCCAAACGGAGTATCAAATTTTGTCCAATCTACTCCCTCTTCTACCTCTACTTCTTCAAACGACAGTACTGTTTTTCCATAAGGATCTAATTTTAGATTCTTAATGTTTTTAAAATGGTTTATTATTTTCCTTTTTATGTCTGGTACTTGCATTAAACGAGTTCCCAAATGATTCAAATAATTTTGAACATCAAACTTTGAAGGTTTGGTAACTCCTAATTGAAAAAATTCTTGGGTGTTTTTCATTTTGTCCAATCTTTGGCTGCATTGAAATTAGCCCTTGAGAATTCTAATCGATCAACTAACTTGACTGCATTTCCTGTTTGATCAATTGCAACAAATCCTTCGGGTGATGTCACACGATATCCGTTTTCTGTACGAATGAATGTATCCATCGCACCTTTTGCCTTTTCCAACTTGCGAATCACAACATTCTTTGCATCAACCAAAAGGTTTTGCATTTCAAATATATTCTTGAGGTGGTTCTTCTTGGATGTGAGGAATCTTATAACGTTATCTTTATGTTTTTTCTTGGAATCTTTTGTTTTTTGGGTCTTTACTTTGTCTATATCTTTTTGGAGTTTATCATCAATATACTTTATCATATCGGTTGTATGTTTTGCAGTATTTGAAATCTTTTGTCCTTCTCTAACTTTCACGTTGGTAAATGTTTTAATCAGAATTAACAGGTTCGTTTGTTTTGGCAATTCATTTAGAAAAAGTGAATCCAATTTCCGAAATTGTTTTCCTGCAAGAGATAAAATATTAGTAAAACTGGTTGTCTCTGCCTTGTTGAAGTTTACCGTTCCAGATGTGTCTTGATAATTCGCATCTGAAAACCAAACATCATTTGTCTTTGACAATCCCCCTATATTCGCACCGAAAGACGCCCGCATGTCTTCAAGTTTCTCTCCTGAGTAAGTGGTATGCCAGACAATACCCATTTTCGCTTTCGTGATTTTGTGGGAACTCTCTTTTGGAATTGCGTATGTGATTGTATTGGGTGTGAAGGTAATATAGGATTTATCATCAATTGTCTCTGTTTTAAAATCATTGTCTGTGAATAACATATCTCCTTGAAGGACATTCGTTATTCCTAATTTTGGAAGGTGTTTGAGTGCAACCTTTAACTTTTCATTGAGTCCGGCTGCAGAATGATTCTTGTCTATGTCTGCATCTGTATAATTAACTTTGGGATTTACGTTAAACACACCTTTTGTTCCTACAAAGAATTTATCATTCTCTGGATTGATCCCTGCAAAGATTGCAGGAGCACCATCCCACTTGACAGATACATTGACACTCTTCTTTGCATTTCCTGCAAGCATATCACGCAACGATTGAAGAAAGTTGATTGCACCTCTAGTTCCATTGA